AAACGTATCGAACTCATGCCGTTTGCTATCGATATAATAAATAACTTTATATTTTGCTTTCATATCAGCCCCTCAGTCATTTTTGGCAACAATAATTGTAGTTTTTATCACCAAAAACGCCGCGGTATGACCAGCAATTTTAATTATGCAGCAAGATATTTCGCTCTACACATCTCCGGCAAGTTAGCCCTAACAAGTGCCTCAGCGAACGGCGGCGGTACCGCATTGCCGCAGCGCGCCACCTGCTTATCTTTGGCGTACTTCACGCCGCGATAGTCACGGTCAATGATATACCACTCCGGGAAGCCCTGGGCGCGGTACAGCTCGTGCGGTTGCAGCATACGCATACCGATATCGACGATGCGGTAAGTGATGCCGTCAACGGTCACCAGCCCGTCGCAATCCTCACCGCAGTATTCCCGCAGGAACGCCAGCGCCTGCGCTGCGCGCTGTTCGTCGTAAGACTCAACCGCAAGCATGGTTTCGACTTCTCCAACATGCAGGCCACCGGCTGTGATGGTCGGCATCGGCTCGTTTGTTCGCTGTCCGTCCCGGCAGGTACCTCGCAGTTTCACCAGATGAGAGGCTACAACCGCATGATGGTCGACAGTGGTCACTGAGTGC